GGAACTGGCAAGATGATTGGGATAGAGATGACATCTTATAACGGCAACGGCTTTACACAGAAAGAAATGTTGAATTTGATATTAGAAGGACAACAAGATATAAACAAACGCATAGATGAATTACACGAAAAAGTTAATCAAAAGATTTCAAGACAAGAACTAAGTGGATGGTTAGTAGCCATCTCTGCATTGGTGGTGCTTATAAATAACTTGATGTAATGCTTCGTTTATTACTGTCTGCCCTCTTACTAATACCAATACCATTACTTGCCAATGAAACTGAAACTACAGTAACAGAAACATTTGATAATCAAGAGATAAATACAGATATTACATTTGTGTATGGAGCTAGTGATACAGTTGTAAGTGCTGCTACTACACAAAATCCAGAATGTCTTAACCTTAATGAGCAAGGTCTTATAGGCATTGAGGATATGGATTGTTTTGCTGGTGAGTACTTTGGTAATGACAGATACCAACTAGGTATAAGAGGAAGTTCAGATAGTCTTACTATCGCATTTCCAAACGAACCTTACGAAGTTGGTTTTAATTATGCTGCTATAGACCAAGAAGGTGGCGTATCAGGTGTTGTATATTATGACAATGGTGCATCAGAAAACTTTACTTTAGATGTAAACACTGATATGACAATATCTGAAAGTAAAGTATTTGCAGTTGCAGATACAGTAGATACTTTTATTACAGAGATAGTAATAGAGGGAATAACTGACTGGTGGCTTATAGATAATGTATACTATAAGTATGATTTACCTAATAACACGCCTCCTAGTACGACAACAACTGCTAGCACCACAACTACGACTACTACCACGACTACAACGCTACCTAAAGCAAAAGATGTCGTTGAAGATAACATTACCACGTACTTGGCTTGGGATGAAAATGGTTGTGAACACCCAGATAACCCTCTATCGTATAAACAATATTTGGAAGCGGTAGAAAGTGGAGATTGGTTTGGTTATCAGCCCGGTGATTGCTCTGATATACCTGATGTCGTTACTATTATTGTCGCAGAAGAAGAGGAGATAGAAGAAGATGAAACAGAAAAAAATCTTGATATTGACCCTGGAGAAAATGAACAGACAGATGAGATTGAAGAACTTACAGATGAAGAGATACAAGCTATTGAAGCAGAGATACGAGCTGAAGAAGAACGATTAATTCAAGAACAATTAGATGCTGAAGAAGAACTACTAATACTAGAAGAACTAGAAGATAGTGTAATTATTTTAGAGGGCTTGTCAGAAGAGGAACTAGAAGAGTTTGTAGATGTTATACAAGAGATAGAAGATACTATTGAACTAATAGAAATAGTAGAAGAAGTCATAGAGTTAGACATACCTGAAGATATAATTGTAATAGAAATAGAGGAAGATGAGGTTATAGAAGATGACATTGCTGTTGTGGTGGAAGATGAAGAAATTAATGAGGAAGTTTTGGTTGAGCCAATACAGGAAGATGTTGAGGAGAAACCTAAAGAAGAACTTTCTGAGGAAGAAATCGTTGAAGAACTTGCTGAAGTTGAAGAAGTCATTGAGGAAATTATAGAGATAGATATTGTTGAAGAAGATTTTACAGAGGAAGAAATAGAAGAAGTTATTGAGGAGTATGTAGAGGAACTAGAAACAGAGGAAGTTATAGAAGTTCTTGAAGAAGTTAATGATGTTGGTGTACAAAATTTAGAAGAAGTGTCAGAGGAAGTCCAGGAAGTTATCCAGGCAGTAGTAGAGGAAGCTATAGAAGATGTTGAGGAACTTACACAGGAGCAAGTTGAGGTTGTTGCTGATGTACTACAAGTTGAAACTGAAGATGTTGCTATCGTTGCAGAGGCGATTAAATCAGATGAAGTAGTTGCTGAAGCAGTAGAAGAATACGTAGAGAGAGCAGTAGAGAACGCTGATGTAGAGGATTACACACTTGCTGATGTTGTTACAGAGGTACAGTATGAAGCATTCTTAGAAAATCCAATAGAAGTATTAGTTGATGTAGATTTTGAAGGAATAACACTAGATAACATATCTGATGATATGACACAGGACCAAAAAGAAAAAGCACAGGAGGTCGTAGTTCCTGTAATCTTGACTAGAATAGCTAGTATGGCTGCATTTATATTTAGGAGAAGCTAATGATTAAGAAGTTATGGTCTTGGTTAGTAACGATAATTAAAGAAACACTAAATCTTAGTTGGACCTTAGTTGGTTTAGTTATTGCAACACTTACACTAACTGGTTCTGCCCAACAAATCACCGGTTTAGCGACTATAATTACTTTAGCTATATGGTTATTGACCATTGGTTTTAGAAAAGGAGAATAGTATGGACTGCTGTGGTAGTGGTTGCTGTGGTGGTAAGTAATGTGTGTAACTTATGTCAATGATGGTGGTACATACATTACCATATGTAATGGAGAATATGGAGGTATAGGTGAAACTGACTGTAGTTAGAACACAATTTGGAACAGATGCAACAAATGGGTTGCTATTTATTGATGGTATTTTTGAGTGCTATACAGTAGAGGACCAGTATCAGGCTGTTAAGGTGATGCACGAGACCTGCGTACCTGAAGCAACATACGATATTGAGTTTAGAAAAGTTGGAGGATTTCACGAAAGATACGCTAAACGCTATAAAAATTCTCATTATGGTATGTTACATTTACAAGATGTACCCAATTTTACTTACATTTTAATACACGCAGGTAATACATCAGATGACAGCAGTGGTTGCATTCTTACAACAACAACTCAGACTGATTTAGACAGTGCAAAAGCAGGATTTGGTGGACAAAGTCAATTAGCATACAAGCGTATGTATGACAAGGTTGCTAAAGTTTTGTTACAAGGTAAAAAAGTAGAGATAGAGATTACAACAATAGATAAATTATTTGAAGGTCAACAAGATAACAAAGCTAAAGACCATACTGTTCTAGCTGACACAGTATATGAAAAGCTAGAAGAAATAAATGGAAATGTATTGATAGGTAATGCTATGTTGAAAGGCAGGTTAATACAATAATGTTTGATAGAATTAAAAGAGCAAGAAATCAAGATGGTACATTTAAAAAAGATGTCTGGTGGACACCTTGGTCCGATTCGTGGGAGTATAAAATGAGCGATGACCTCAAAGATATGCTTGAAAGAACTGGATGGACCTTCATTGAAGCCTTTATTGGGGCTTTAACAGTAGCTCCATTGGTCGGTGTTGAGGCAGAGACACTTCAGCTAGCTGCATTAGCTGGCGGTGGAGCTGCACTAGCAGTTATCAAGACATACGCTAAAAAACAAATCACAAAGTAGATTATGTCCTAATTCCTGTGTATAATTGGCTTAACAGAGAGGGCTGAATATGACACAGGAATTAGGTAACAATTACTACAAATCTGGGTGGCAACCATCAATAGAGTTTGATGAATCAACAGGCAAAGGTGAGATAACCTATGTTGGTACTGACCCTAATTACAAGAATAAGTATGATGACATACTTAGAGGTTGGGGTTTTGACCCTAAATACTATGAAATAGAAGGCACAGTTCGTGCTAGTAGCTGGGAGGGACAGCTAAAAGGTGGTAGAACAACCACCTTTTTTGCATTTAAGGGAGTTGTAAAGCGTAAGAACCCTGCATTAGACCAGTATTTTGACAAACTTGTTAAGGAGTACAGTAGAAAACCTAAGTTAAAAGACACAGATTTTGGTGGAGATACTGCTTTTATATGGACAATGGCTGATTGGCAGTTAGGTAAAGCTGATTATGGCGTTGAAAACACCCTTAAACGCTACGAGGAAGCTCTAATTAAGGGGGTAAATCAAGTTAAGGCACTACGCAAGACAGGTACAGAGATAGATGAAATATACCTATTAGGATTAGGCGACCTTACAGAGAACTGCGACCAATCTTTCTACAGTTCTATGCCTTTTAATGTAGAGTTATCTCTATCACAACAGTATCAATTAGCTAGGCGTATGATTATGAAAACTATTGATACATTTCTGCCACTTGCAGACAAGATAATTGTATGTGGAATAGGCGGTAATCACGGTGAAATGACACGCTCTAGCAAAGGTCAAGTGTTATCTGATAGATTAGACAACTCTGATATGATGCACTTTGAAGTAGTCAAAGAGATACTTGCACAGAACGACAGATATAACAAAGTAAATGTCATACTACCTACTGACTATCATCACTTGCTAGATATAAAAGGTAAAGGTGTAGCTATTACACACGGACATATGACAGGTGGTGGAGCAGGTCCAGAGGGTAAGATAATGAAGTGGTGGCAAGGACAGATGTTTGGTTGGTTGCCTAGTGGTGCAGCCGAAATACTTGTAACCGGACACTATCATCACCCAAGAGTTGTGAAACAAGGTAAAAGAACTTGGTTTCAATGTCCAAGTATAGATGCAAGTAAAGATTTTACCGCAAGAACTGGTCTTTGGAACGAACCAGGTGTGTTATGTTTTACAGTAAGTAAAGACAGTTGGGATAATTACAAGATAGTTTAAGAACTACCATCTTCTGCTATGTCATAACAAGTATCACACATTGGTCTATCTCCTGTGCCTATGTACGGCTCGTTATTTGTAACTTCAACGTGTCCCACCATCCAACATCTAAATATATGTATCATTCTTCCTCTTCTACTGTCGTTAAGACTTGAACATTAGGTACTATTGCTAGTAGTTGCAGTTGTCCATTAGATAACATAATGCTTTTACCCATAAATAATGGTTGGTCCTTGTCATCTTTTCTTTGTAATAGTTCAGCAATCAACATACCTGTTGTTGCTTTGCTTAACATTACATCTAGTATTTTTACTTCAGGCATTCTTTCTCCTTTTGTTTCCTCTTTTATAATACATTACCCAGTACCTATAACTTTCTATATCCGTATCAAGTATGTATCTTGGCTTTTTCTTCATACAAAAATCCTACCTCTTTTGTAGTTAGTTTCTTATTGTCAAATTCTGTAGTTTTAGGCATAGATATTACAGACCACTTAAAATCATATCCTTTACGCACTAAATTGTGTATGTTCCAAGTCATAATCTTTTCATTGTACTCTGTAAGATAAACAAACATTTTGCCTGTTTCTACAGATTTAATTATATTACTTTCAAACTTCTTTTTTTCTATTACCCAATTGTTGTATTGTTTATCTCTTGATTTAATTTCAATAATGTATCTCTCGTTCTCTGCATCATAAGTGCTGTAACGATTAGCTACCTCTACTAAATCAAGTCCTGGATATATTTCGTTTAACTTATTTATTATGTCTGTCTGTGTCATTAATTATCTCCCTGCATTTTTTACAATGTATTTCTACTATGTATGTTGGCTGACCAAAAATATCAATTTCGCCTACACCACAACTAAGACAACGCACTTGATAGTTTTTTAATCATATCTGAACAAGTAACTTTACTTGTGTTGCCAGAATTTAAATATTGTTTTGCTTCTGCAGCAAGTTCATCTTTACCTGCATCAATACATTGATTAATTAAACCCTCTAGGTAACCTTTTTGTGAATCAGTCATTGGGTCAGCTTCCTTGCCCACTTTCCAATCATCATTACTAAAGTCCATATCTTCCTCACTTTCTTTTTCTTTAACATTACCCATTGTTTCTATTATATTATTAACTACATCACTATTACCGGCTCTATCTTCAAACTCTTCCTTGAATTTATTAACATAGCTTTCTACAAGTGATATAAACTTATCAACTGTTTTGTCGGTCCAGTCTGAAATATTAGAAGTTACACTTTTGTCCATTGTCAATCGTGTCATACTTGTTTCATAACATTTCTTTGCAAAGTTTTTATCATCGTTACACATACTTAATACAAGAGATTTCAAAGCAACCTCACTAATTTTAGAAGGGGATGTCGTAGTCTCTTGTACTACTTGTTTTTTTGTTGCCGGTTGTTTAGCAACCTTTGACATTTCCTCCTTACTTGGACGTTTTTTTCCGTTGCCCTGATAATTCCAGTTAGCCAAAGCTCTACCTATTGCAGATGTTTCACAGTTCTCCATCCAAGCGTCTGCATTTGCAAAGCCGCCCTGACCTTTTGTTTCCTGTGCAATACCAGTTGTTACTGGGTTAATATCTTCTGCATCTTTGTAACATAAAGCTCTTACCGTTACACAGCTACCGTCATCAGTAATGTGTAATACTTCTGTCTCTATTCTTCCGTTTGGATTATCTTTCCAAAACTTTTTAAGTCTATCCTCTACTAATTCGTAATCATTAAGATTAAATTTAGCCATTTATTACCTCTTTCTTATCATTACAAATGTAATGCACCATTTGTCTTGTAATCCCACAAACAGTAGCAATATTTTGCATACTTACTTTGTGTTCGTTATATAAACGTCTGATAATATTGTTTCTTGTATCAATCCAAGTCTTATCTAACTTTTTAATTTTATTTAATTCTGATGATGCTTCTTTCAACGCATCAAACAACATATCATATTCTTTTTTCATTTGTGTTGTTGTTATATGTTCTCTAGCACTAGCTAGTAATTGCACATCTTCCACGATGCTCCTTTCTTATTTAATTGTTATAAAGTGTTATCTTCTTTTTGTGCCTTGATGAGATATACATTACCTTGTGTATCTCTTCCTGTAATGCGTAGTCTCATCTTCTCACAGAAAAGCATTGCATCTTTCGTAGATAAAAACTGTACTACGTTACCGTGATAAAGAACTGCAATAACATTACACTCTTTTGGCACATCAAGTATTGTTGTACTCATAGTTTTATTATAGTAAAGTTATTTTACTTTTGTTAAACGGTTTTTAAAATTTATTTTACATACTAAAAAGCCCTCCGAAGAGGGCTAGTTAGCGTACCATACATAAGGGGTATATGTTACTTATCTTTTGCTTCTGCTTCTAATCTTTGACCCATAGTTCTATGGTGTATTTGACTTCTGCCTTTTTTGTTAGATTTTCTAGCTCTTCTTTGTTGTCTATTCATCTAACACACCTACAATTCTTGCAAGTAGTAGTTCGTCCTCTAATATTTCTTGCTTTAATCTATCAAACAATTCTTCCATTAGTCCCCTTTCTATTGCTTATCTTTATAGATAGCTTGAAACACACACTCGACTTTGCTTTTCATCAACACTTTCGTGTATCTTCTCGTTTCGGTCTGTGCTTCAAGCTACCTACTTTCAGTAGTAGGCAACAGGGTATTGAAACCTACTCATACTAATAGATAGCTTGTAACACACAAGGAGAACTCTGCTTTAGTTTTCAAGTTGCAACTTGTTATGGTTATTTAGAGTGTTCTTATGTGCTACAAGCTACCTACTTATTAGGTGTTGTCCAATGTGTGCTAACTCCCAATACAGGGTGGTTTTTTTTACTTAGCTCACCTTTTATAGATAGCAGACCTTTTGATACTTGTCTAGGTATGACACACTTCTGTCAAGCAGACGATATGAGTTATAGACTTTGTCTAGTCTTGCAATCTACGTAAGCGAGTGAAACAGGAATTAGTTATTAACTTTGTTTATATCACTTTTCCTCCGAAGAGTTCCTGACTTGTGAACTTACATAGATAGCGTAAAGTTATCGTGTTGTGATAAGTGGTGCGTCAATCCTCTTACCTTATCACAACCCATAGATGAGATGACCATAGATGTTTTACCTAGACTTTGTCTTTTCGGCTAACTCGTAGCTTCGCATTGACCAAATGCTCCTCACTAGCTCCTTATCGTAGTTTTTCCTGTTTTGCTACAGCTACGCCTCATTAGTTGGATTGCAGTCCAACTGAATTATTTCAGAGTGTCTAGCCTAGTCTAGCTCTCATTATTACTTGTAACCGTTAGTCCCTACGGGCGATTACAAGCTATGGTGATAACTTTACGATACCTACCATTGACTACACCTTACGATGTAGTCTATGCTAAGTATTACTTCTCGTATCTATAATAATTACCTACATTACGCTTACGATTGTGTTTGTTTGGTCGCCTAGCGTAAGGCATTTTGTCATCGCCTACATACCAATGTGATGCAATCTCATACAATCTTTTCTTTACTTCTTGTTCTGTTTGACCAAGATAATCTGTCATAAACTTCATACGCTTATCTTTTGGTACGTTGTTCTTTGCATAATTCCACATACTTTTGTAGCCGTAATGACCACCTTTCATAACACTATAACTAAAGTCTTGGTTACGATGTTCGTTAATGTAATCTTTATCGTGATACTCGCTCCAATATTCTTGGATTTCCATTACTTACCCCTTTCCTGATATCTTATATTTTATAAGTATCTATCTGCTCTTACACTTTGCAACTTTGCATTTGCAACCTCACTATCAATGTTGTGAGCACATAAGAGCAGTTAGATAATTACTTATTTCTTTGTAATAAGTCCAATTTTATTTCCGTTGAAATCATACACGCTTCTTTGTATTCTTGTACTCTTGCCGTGCATAAGGACTACGTCTCTAACATTATTCATTATTCTTTCAATTTCACCATAATAACCCTCTTCAAATGCGTTATTATCGGTATTGATTTTAATAGTTATATCCATTACTTACCCCTTTTCTGCTATAAATAGCTTGTAACACACAGGCATAACTTTAATCTTGACTGCAAAGCAGACATAACCTATGTGCTACAAGCTATTTACAATACCCTCTTAAAACAGGTCAAACCTGTTTGTTATACTTTTTCTTTTGTTTCTTGTACTAAATCGTAGATAGCGTCCATATAAATTTCTATATACAACATATATAAATTATCTTGTATTATTTCATACGGGCTTGTGCTATCGTCTCTTAACTCACTTGCATAGAGCCATACTTGCTTCCACTCGTATCCCTCTAACTCATTAGCTTGGTCAATTAGTCCTGTATAATATACAGATAATTTACTCTGTGCTAACTCGCCTGTGTCTAAATCGTTGAGTTTTTCTTCTGTAACTTCATCGTCACCGAAGTAATAATCTATTACATCTTCTTTAAACTCTTTAATTAATTCGTCTCTGCTTTTAGTTTTCATATAGTCCCCTTTACTTCCTGACCTGTTTTAAGGGGGTATCGTTTTGGAATATTAGGTCGGGAGTTATTACGCTACCTCGCTCTTCTTACTTGAATTACCTCGTCTTTGCCGGTTGCTTCTAGCAGGTCATCTATGAGTTTGACTTTGTCTGACTATCTCTGCTCGGTTATCTTTGGTGCCTAGTTGTAGGGTGCTGATAACTTCTCAGGTTTCAGGGTCTAATTCGTTTTTGCCCTCAGGTCGCTTGACCTTTCCTGATTGACCACCTAGCCGGTTCCGTTTCAGGCTTTGCCTAATATTCATTTGTCCTTGATTTTTTGGTCTTATCTGACGCCCTCTTTCTTTTTAAGTCCTTAATCATTGTCCTACATTTTCCATCGGATTAATTAATTTCTATGTACATAGGCTAGTCGAAATTTAATATATTGTCAAATTTCATTGACAAATTTTATCTAAACTAATACTAGAGATTTATATTTTTAATATTGGTGGGGGGTGCTTATCAATTAACGCTCATATTGGAACAGAACAACACAACATATAGTGGTACTACATATTGTATGTTTCACAATCTAGTAACTTTGTGCATACACAATATATAGTGGCACAAGATATAGTGTATAACTTATGCAAATGTCAATGTTGCGTTCTATATATGTATGTGTAAGCACTTAATATCTATGTAGAACAATATACAAAATAAAATACCAGTAACGTACTATAAAAAAATTACTTGTAATGATTTACTGCATTTTTTTGGTGAACTATCACAGTAATATCCTTTTGTATTTTCTATTTGTTTAAGTGTATTTCTACACTCTGAACATTTCATAATGTTCAGATTAGATTAGGGGGTGAGTAAGATGTAGCGGGCTCCTATGCTTTAAAAGCTATAATGTGCTATGAGTAATTATTTTCTTTTGTCCTTGAGTACTAGGTTTGTGTTCCTACTGTATCGTGTTACCGATTCCTAGCTTTCTGGCTCCCGATGCCACCTTCACTTGTAACAAAATAGTCATAATCAATATTTGTAATTTAAAGATACCACTATTAAAATTATTTGCAAGTATCAGTACCGGACATACTGTACGTACATTAGGACCTCTAGCAATAGAGGTTCTTTTGTTACTAGTATGTTATACTGAAACTATCAACACCTCGTTGATTGTCTTTATTTAATTAGAGATGCCCCTTTCTTGCCCTAGCTAGTCTAGGGTATGGAGAAACAAGTATGATAAGAAAAATAAAAGAAATAGAATCAAAAATTTTTACAGCACCGTATAGATGGTTATTGAAAAAAGGTTTGATAGTTGCAGAAAAAGTATATTTAACTTTATCTGATTTGTATGACGATAATGTTATCAAAGACTACAGAGGCAACCCTAACTGGTCAGGTGATGATTAAAAAAAATTTTTTTACGCCTCCGGCTCCTGAAGGCCTTGCGGCCTTTTGCGACCTTTTATACGTGGATACGATTTAGGTTTGTGATTATTACAATATCTAAATTTATTATATTTTGAAATAACAGTATTACAGTTATCCTGCAAACAAATTCTTCCACTACTATATGAAGTAGAGGGTTTGTAATTAGGATATTTATTTCCTTTTATATAATCACTCATAACGATATAGTATAGTTAGGAGAAGTTACACAAATGTATCACGGAAAGAAAAAGAAAAAGTCTAAAAAAGGCAAAATGAAAAGAAAGTAGTTATGGCTACATATCAAGGAATGAAGGTCAAGCTAAACA